CAAAGTCGCTAGCACTGTACACGAAGAAAGAGCAATTCATTGTGGCTGTCACTAGGCACAAGGTGAGTTTCAAATACTACTCGATCACCGACAGTAACAACGACATCATTTGGCGCAACCTCACAAAGACCCCGGAGGGTAGGTTGGACACGTACGCGGACCCCCATCCGTTTGATATGGCGTGGCTAAAAGGCGTCAAAGCCGGTAGATTAGAACGCCCTAGACTCTCAAAGCCCAATGTCTGTTATCGACCGGGCGCCCCAGATTTGAAGCTCGCGTACCAAATGGATAACGGTCACCTACCGCACTCGGCCCCCAAAGCATACAACCTCTCATACGAACCTGTCGCCCGAGGCGAGAGACTCCGGCCATCCGCACCCGTGTATGGCGCAACCTACCCTGGGCCCGGCCTACAGGCGGACTACGATTCATATTTTCGTACCCCCACGGCGTATAATGAGCGGTTCCACAGTATGCTAGTTGAGCGGGGCGACTTCGAGTCAATTATACCAGATTCACGTATTAAATTCCACCGGGACAGACCCGTGAAGGTACATGGGAACGAGCAGCTCAATATGTTCTCGTCCCTCCGTACCCTCCAACCATGGCCCAGGCCTTCGACACAGCGGCAACTATTGAAGGCCATCGAGAAGCGAAATTGCAACACCAGTCGTTATACCGGCGCCTGCGACCCTGAAGAGATGGCCACCGAGGTGGTGGAGTACGCCTTCGACGCGTTGTGTAAGCCCGACTGGCGCGAACGTTCCGCAGGTTTCAACCGTGACCCGATAAAAATTGACCCCCAAGCAATCGACGACTATCTCATCACCGCGGAGCCCGCGAAGTACCGCAACTTGGGTACCGCGCATTTGGCAGCCGGGGCCCCCGACACCCTGCGTGTGGATCCCGACGATTTCCGAAATTACGCGATGATGTTCCGGCGCGAACCGAAGAACCGGCTCTCTAACGAAAGCGTCGGGGAGTATCAGATCCTACAAACGGTCATTCACCATGCTCCAAAGGTTAATATAGTCTGCTCGTTTTTTCGGGTACTGTACGACCGTTTCAAAAGTATCCTTAAACCCACGGTTTTTGTGCAACTAAAGAAAAGTCTCGCCGACCTAGAAGAACACCTCAATGAGCACGTCCCACCCGGCACCCCGGGGTTCGAGAACGACTTCGAGAAATTTTACAAGTCCCAGTTAATCGAGGCACTTAGTCTGGAGTTCCGCGCATACCAAATCCTTGGTATAGACAAAACGCTGGAGCAGTTGTGGTCCTACGGTATGACACTGACTGAGGCGAAGAACCTACTGTTAGGCGTACGCATATTTTTGTTATACCAGCGCAAGACTGGGTCCGTCACCACATCCTTCGGCAACGTGCTAGTCAACATGATCTCCACCTGCTGGGCTTACAAGTTAGGGGATTCTGGTTTTGTGGCACTATACTATGTTGGGGATGATTCATTCATCTTCATCGCCACACTACCGGATGCGCTACTGGCCACGGAGAACCTAGCTCTCTACTTCAACTTGCTGGGGAAAGTGATCCAAG